GTGTCTGGTGTGCGGAACGGAACGCCCAGGGACCGCGCCGTCATGACCCGGACGCCCTCGACGGTCTACGCGGTCGCCCAGTGGATACGCCATACGCGCGGGGCGTTGACCTCCGCGGAGAAGTGGATCGACGCGACGCCGCCCGCCCAACTCGCCGCCGAAGGGCGGGAGGTTATCGCGCTGGGACGCGTCCTCCTGGCCGAACTCGAAACGATCCTTCGCACGTCCCGGTCAACGACCGCGCCGTCCTCACCATCGCCCGACCGGTCCGCTGAACAAGCCGCCCGCGGTCGGAGGTTCTTTTAGGGGGACGTCATGGCGTTTGCGGGGATTCGATCGTTTCTGGAACTGAGTGACGGAGGCGCGCCGGGGACGGACGTCGACGTCTCGAACTGGCTCGACGGGATCACGCCCTCGAGTGACACGGATGAACTCGACGGGACCACGTTTCAACCGGGCGTCCAGAGTCCGACCAAACAGATCATCGCCGGGTTCCGGACCCGCGCCTTGTCCCTGTCGGCGAAGTGGACCCCGGAGGCGGAGACGTTCTTCAGCGGGATCGAAGGGAAGACGGGTCTCGCGTATACGTACGGACCGCTGGGCAAGGACACCGGGATGACCGGGATCACGGGCATCTGCAACTGTCTCTCCTGGACGGGTCCGGTCTCGACGGTCGACGGCGTGATTACCGGGACCGTGGAACTCCGCTGTGATACGCGCGTCCTGGGGACGTTCGACGCGACCGGCGTCGTCACGCCCGCGGGTCCCGCGGCGACCGGCGCGACCGCGGGGACGCCGGGGACGTTCACGCCCTCCGGCGCGGTCACGCCGCAAAACGCCGCGGCGATGGGGAGTGTCGTCGCGAGTCCGTCCGCGGCGTGGACGGGCGGGCAACACGTCATCGCCGCCGACGCCAGTCATGTCTATTGGAACGGCACGGCGTGGATGACGGGCAACGCGCCGTAACAACCGACGGCGACCAACGCCGGACCGGGACGGTCCGCACTTGGAGGAGACGATGGTTACAGTGGAGTTCGATCGCCCGCGCGTTCTGTTTTACGACCTCGCGGCGATCCGGGATCTCGAGGCGGCGATGGGCGGGGTCCCGCTCGGCGTGGTCGTCCAGCAACTCGCGAACCTGGGCGTGAATGCGTTGGTCCTCAGTTTGTGGGCCGGATTGAAACACGACGATCGGACGGCGACGCCGACGCTGGTCCAGCGACGCCTCGAGACGTACTTGAAAGACGGCAAACCCTTGCGCGCGTTGGCGGACGGGATTAACGACGCGCTGGAGGCGTGCGGGTTGTTCAAGACCGCGGCGGACGCGGCGGAGGACGACGTCCGCCCTCCGACGACGCCCGCGGCGGCGTAACGTGGGCGTTTCGGACGTGGTTGGTCTGGGCGGAGGCGTTCGGGCTGGGCGAACTGGGACTCGTCCCGGATGCGTTCTGGCGACTCTCGCCGCGGGAGTTCGACCTAATGCATGACGGGTTCTTCCGGCGCGAAGATCGCGCGTGGGAACGGATCGCGACCCTGGGACTCTGGGTCCTCGCGCCGTACTCCAAAAAGAAGTTCACGCCCGCGCAACTCCTCGGACGGCATCGCCTCGAGACCCTCCCGCGGCGTCCGGTCGTCTCCGGCGCGGCGGCGATCGCGCTGGAGGACGCCGAACGCGCGCGCCTCCTCGCGCAAGCGGTGGTCTGGGCGAAAGATGGCTAAAGTCAAAATGACCCTGACCGGGATGGACGCCCTCCAACGCGCGCTGAAGACCGCGCCGGAGGCGGTCCAGGACCACGCCGCCGCCGCGGTCCAGACGACCGCCTTCGCGATCGCGCAACGCGCGCGCGCCCTGGTCCCGGTCAAGACCGGCGCGCTGAAGTCCGCGATTACGTCCGCCGCGATCAAAACCAACGGGCGCGTCGGACTCAGCGGGGCGAAGGGCGAGAAAAATCCGGCGTTCTACTGGCGGTTCGTCGAGTTCGGGACCCGCCACATGCCCGCGCGTCCGTTCTTCCGTCCCGCGGCGGACGCGGAGGCGGAGGCGTTCGTCGCGCGCGTCCGCGAGATCGGTCCCGCCCTGGAACGCGACCTCGCGTCGTCGCGGTTTGTCTGATGGCGACCATCGCGAATCTCACCGTCCGCGTCTCCGCCCAGATTGCGGAACTCCAGAAGTCGTTTACGGACGCGACCAAGGCGACGCAAGCCTTTCAGTCCGGCGTGTCGGCGTCCTCCGCGAAAATCGAGGGCGATCTGGGGAAGCTCGCGAAGTCCGCGGAGCGGTTCGGGGACGATTTCAAGAAATCGTTAATCGGGACGACGACGGTCGGGACCTTCCTCGGCAACATGCTGACGAAGCTCGCGAGTACGATCGTCTCGACCCTGGGCGGGGCGTTGAGTCAGGCGGTCCAGAACGCCCAGGCGTTTCAAAACGCCTTTCTCGGACTCGACTCCGTCGCGGCGGCGTTCGGCGTCAACGTGACCGACGCGCGGGACGCGGCGAAAGCGTTGAGTGCGGACGGTCTCATCCCCCTCGCCGATTCCGCGAAAGGTCTCAAGTCCCTCCTCGCGAAGGGGTTCGGTCTCGAGGACTCCGTCAAGCTGTTGAACGCGTTCAAGGACTCCGCCGCCTTTGGGCGACAGGCGGCGTTGTCGATGGGCGAGGCGGTCGCGGGCGCGGCGGAGGGACTCAAAAATCACAATAACGCCCTCCTCGACAACGCGGGGATGACCAAGAACCTGTCCGCCATCTTGAAAGAGGCGGGCTACGCGATGGAGGACCTCGACTCCGCGACGCGAGGCGCGGGCGCGCGGCAAGCCGCGGTCGCGGGCATCCTCCGCGAGACCGCCGCGCAAGCCGGGGACGCCGCGCGCCTCACGGAGACCTACTCCGGCGCGGTCGCCGCGCTGAACGCCTCCTATGAGTCGTTTCTGGCGACGATGGGCGAGTCGATCACGACGAACAAGTCCCTGCAGATCGGGATTACCGCGATCGCGGACCTCTTCCGCGACCTGACGACGGCGACGCACGGGAACAACACGGCGATGAAGCTGGTCGCCGACGCCGCCGTGTTTGTGATGCGGGCGTTCGCGAACCTCCTCGCCGTGTTCGACAAATTGCAACGCGGGTTTGCGGAGATGGATGCCGCCCTGTCCGGGACGGTCCGCCTCGCGATCGTCGGCGTCGGGAAGATGACCGACGTCATCATCGATTTCCTCGAGTTCATCGATAAAGCCCCGAACCTCGGACGCGCCCTGGGGTTTACGGAAGGCTACGCGCCGGACATCGCGAAGCTCAAGACCTTTAGCGACGAAGTCTTTCAGACCCAGCAACACATGCGGATCGAAATGGAGGCGACCCAGCAACGATCCGCGGGGATGAGTACGGCGATCCAGGGGTTGATCACGGACGTCCGGACGACCGCCAACGAGATGGACGCCGCGCGCGGGAAGAGCGTCGAGTTAGGCGAGTCGACCACGCCCGCCAAGATGGACCGCGGCGGACTCGACGTCCTCGCGAAGAAAGCCAAGGTCCTCGCGAAAGAGTTTCCGCAACTCATTAGCCAATTTGAGATCGCCGCCCAGGTTCAAGAGACCTTCGGCGGGATCGGGGACTTCACGATCCCGACGGTTGGCGACCTCCCAGGGTTCCAGTCCGATTGGTTACTCGCGGGCGTGACGGAACAGACGGCGGAGATGTCCCGCGTCGTCAATCACGAACTCTCGAACCTCCCGTCCGAAATCCTCCCGATCTTCAAAGGGATGTTCGAGGAGATCCCGTATCTGATGCGCGACGTCCTGTCCGGCGACGGCGGGATCGGCGACGTGATGGCGGGGATCGCGGGGATGGCGGCAGGGCGATTCAGCGAGACGTTCGCGACCGCCCTCGCGCGGGCGAAGACGCCCGGAGGCGCGCCGGTCACGGGCGGCGAGAAAGCGTTGGGCGTCGCCGGAGTCGGGATCGGATCGTTCATGGGCGGGTTCGCGATGGGCGAGTCGGGCGGGAAGATGAAGGGCGCGCTAGGAGGCGCGGCGTCCGGCGCGATGATGGGCGCGGTCGCGGGGCCGATTGGGATGGGCGTCGGCGCGGTCGCGGGGTTCGTCGGGGGACTCTTCGGCGGGGCGAAGAAAGCCAAGGAAGAACGGAAGGCACTCGAGGCGAACAAGATCGCCCTCGCGGAACAATACGGCGGCATGGAGAACCTCCGCAAGATCGCCGGGGACCTGGGCGTCGACATCAGCAAGGCGTTCGACGCGAAGAAGCCCGCCCAGTTTGAGGCGGCGGTCAAGGAACTCAACGCCGCGCTGGAGGACCAGAAGACGCGCCTCGAGGGACTCAATACCGCACTCGCGGGCGTGAACGATCGCGCGACGATCTTCGGGGACAAGTTCGCGAAGGTCTTCGAGGCGACCCAGGGGGACGACTCCGGCGCGGCGGCAAAGGCGACGGCAAAGATGGCGGCGATGGCGCAAGCGTCCGAAGCGGAGTTCGCCGGACTGGGGTTGATGGTCCGCGACACCTTCGCGGGTCTCGTCAAGGAAACCGGGAGCGGGATCGCCGCCCTCCAACAGATGGGTCCCGCGTTTCAGGTCCTCGAGGACGGCGTGTCGAAGTGGGGGTTAACCTCGACGGCGGTCATCGACGAACTCCGCGCCAACTTCGCGCTGGTCAACGACACGGCGTTCAAACCCCTGTTCGAGCAAATCACGGCGACCGGCAACGTCCTCCGCGGGCTGATGGACGCGGAGGCGTTGTCGCCCGAAGGATTCCAGGCGATCGCCGCCGACATCGGCGCGTCATTGCAAGGGATCGCGAACAAGGGCGGGGACATGTCGAAGGCACTCGCCCTGTCCCAACCGGTCCTGCAGAAACTCTGGGAGGCGCAAGAACAATACGGCGAGATCACGGACGACACGACGTCCGCGATCCTGAAACAGGCAGAGGAACAAGGTCTCGTCGGCGGACAGATGAAAGATACGAATCAAAAGATCTTGGATGTCCTCCTCGCGATCGGGAACGTCCTGGGCGCGGACCTCCCGAAGTACTTCGAGGGTCTCAAGAAACCCGCGGACGACGCGGCGATGAGCATCGAAAACTCGTTCTCGAAGATCGAGATCAAACCGTTGACCATCGGCTATCGGTATGACGCCCTGAACAAACCGCCCGAAGGCGTCAGCGTCCCGCATTACGCCGCGGGCGGGATCGTCCGGCGTCCGACCCTCGCGATGATTGGCGAGGCGGGACCGGAGGCGATCGTCCCGTTGTCCGGGTCCGCCCTGGGCGCGGCGGCGACGTATGAGACGACGATCGTGCTTGACGGCGAGGTCCTCGCGAAGTCCGCCGCTAAACGGATGCCGAAGTACATGCGGGAGATGGGCGTCGGCCACTAACGATGACCACGCCGGGAATCTACATCGCGACGGTCGACCATACGCGCGACACGCGCGCGTTCTCCCTCCGCTGGGAGTACGCGTTAGGCGCGCGCGGACGGGCGGAGTTTGAGATTTACGACGACGCCTCCGATGCGACCGCGTATCGCCCGCAGATTGATCAACGCGTCGAACTCCGCCACGGCGCGACCGTCGTCTTCCGCGGCAAGATTCTGAGTGTCACGGATAAACCGTTAGGCGATCCGGGCGTCGGGACGGTCACGCGGATCACGGCGGTCGATGATTGGACGGTCGCCTCCCTGCGCCGGGTCAACGAGTTCTATCCCGCGGGCCAGACCCTCAAGGCGGTCGTCACGTCCCTGGTGACGAAGTATCTCGCCGTCTACGGGTTGACCCTGGGCGCGTTCCCGCCCAGCTCGCCCAATGGTCCGACCCTTCCGGCGATGACCTTTGATGGCGTGACCCCGGAGACCGCCTTCAACGAACTGGTCGCCGCCTCTGGCGGTTGGGTCTATCGCCTGACGCCCTCGAGTGTGGTCGAGTGGTTCGGGCAAGGGCATCAGGTCGAGGGCGTCGTCTTCTCCGCGGCGAACCAGAACATCCTGGGCGCGCTGACATGGCAGAAGTCGCAGATCCAACATGCCAACCGCGTCCTCGTCCGCTACGGGACCGGGCTGGTCGGCGGCGGGCAAACGTTCACGGGGAACGGATCGCAAATCCGATTCCCCCTCACGTTCCCCGTCGCGTCGGTCGGGCATTTGACGTATGAGGGCGCGCCGTATCCTCCGGGGACGTCGGGGATTGAACTCGTCGGCGCGGACGCGTCGACCGCCCGCCCGTGGTATGTCGACGCGGCGACGCAAGAACTCGTCCGCAAGATCGGCGCGGCGATTCCGGGCGGCGTCGCGGGACCTCCGGGCGTCGGACACATCGTCAAGTTCTACTACAACATCCAATTTCCACAAGTCGCATCGGCGGAGACCGCGGAGGCGGCGACGTATCCGATCGAGGCGATCGTCGAACGCGCGGACATCTTCGACATCACACAAGCGCGCGCGATCGCGACCGCCGAACTGAACCGCGTGACCGGGACGCCGCGGTCCCTGACCTTGCGGACGCGGTATCCGGGCGCGGAGATGATCTTGCCGGGGTCCTCCCTGCAAGTCGACGTCCCGTCGCGGACCCTCCCGCTCGCGGAGAACCCGTTAGGCTGGTTGGTCACGGAGACCAGCATCAGCATCGACGTCGACCAGGAACCGACGACGACCTTTACCCTCCTCGAGGCGACGGGCGGACCCCTGGTCCTCTCCTGGTTGAACTTCTGGCGGGACCTCGCGGG